AAAGGCCAGTACCTTGGCCTTCTCGCCGGGCAGGATCTTGTCCGCCGCCACCAGCCCGGCAAACCGGGTTTCCCGGGCCTTGTCAGTCTCGGCCGCGCGGTAGCTGGCGAAGGCCTGCTCGGTTTCCTGGGTTTTGCCCGTGGCCTGGGCCAGGGCATCCTTGGTCTTGGCCAACTCGTCTTCCAGGGCCTTGATGCGGTCCTTGTCCGCACCGCCGGCCAACTGGGCCTTGAGCTGGGCAATTTGCGCCTTGAGCTGTTCAACCTCGTTCATGGTTCCTCCCGAAAATTCGATGGTCGGGCCGTCGTCGCCGCCGGCCGAAAGTTTGACCGGGGCTAGCCCGGTGATGGCCGGGGGCACGGCCCCTAAAAGGCCCACATGGATCAACCGGCTTTTGTCTGGAGACAGCTTGACCGAGACGTTGCGGTAGCGGCCGGAGTCCACCAGATTGCGGACGGTGTCCGGCACGTCCCGGAATTGCACCAACAGCCGGTCGCCATCCCGCCGCACGCCGGCAGCCCAGCCGTAAGCCGGATCGTCCGTGTGCGGATGCCCGAGCACCAGCGGCGAGCCGTCCGGATCGTCGGGCTTGAACCCGGCCGCGATGCGGTCGAGGTCAGCCGAGGTCAGATCCACCGGCTGGCCGTTCATGGCTGTCCAGCGCCCGGTCCTGGCGCACTCGATCCAATGGGTGAGATTCATGAGGCGACTATGCCCGGGAGGTGGGGAGCGGACCATGCGGCCATGCACGCCTGTGCACGGTTTTTGCGCGTCCGGGGACGTTGGTCCGCGATTGAGGGGATGGGTGGGATAATCCTGGTAGAATCCTAGGTCTAAAATAGGTCTAAGACGCGCGGCTGCCCGCACGGTGCGGCAGCTGCCAATAAGGCCGAGGGGGAGAGATGAAAGTTCGATAGGTCTAAGGCGGTCTCAAACGATCTCACCGAGGCGCTTGACCGGACGCGCTCCGGCTCTATATATGATGTACGAAGCAACGGCGGCGTACCTGAACCTCGCCCTGGCGGGGGTCGCAAACAAGGGCCCGCCGGTCTGGCCGGCCAGGGACGGCCAGATGCTTCACTCGCGAGACCCAGGCGTAGCGGCCGACCCCCGGCCGGGGGGATAAGTAGGCCGCGCGTCTGACTTCGGAGCCGGTCCTACCGAAGTCTCTCGCGATACTTCATGGCTTTTCCTCACGATACAACAGCGTTCCAACGCGTTGCTTTTCCAAATATTCCAGCATTTCAAGCGGTGTTTTTAGCACCTTGGGCGTGAAGGCGGTGGCCGCCTGCCACTGGCGTTGGCGCACCAGGTTGAAAACGACGAAGCCCCCCACCTGTTTTTGCGGTGTGGCGAACAGCCGGATCAAACGCAAGACGTTCATGGGTCTTTTCGCCACTTCGGCCGGGACACTCCAGATTTCATAGGGATCGAGCAGCGTCCTGGCCAGGAGTCGCACATAGGGGGCACGCCCGTATTTCGTGGCCTTCCACTCGTTGAGGCGCTTGTCCCAGAAAAATCCTTTGTTCACCACAACCGGCAACGCAACGCCCGGCAGTGTGATCACCTTCGACCCGTCCAACCCCTTGAGCCCGAACTCCGCCAAAAACGCCTTGACGTAGGTCTCGGGGGTGAGCCCCTCCGGCAGGATGTCCCCCTCGGCCACGGGCAGCACGTGCCTGGCGTCGAGGCTGGCCAGGGGCGGCCGGCAGACGTCGCCCGTGGCGGCAAAGGCCGGGCCGCCGCCGTCCCGGCACACCGCCCGCGTGACCAGGGGATGAATGACCTCGTCCAGCTCCTCGGGCGAGAGTCCGGCAAACCAGTCCTTGCCGACGTTGCCGGCCCATCCCTGGTCCGGATGCAGTGGCGTCTCGGTCTCGAAATGCGTGGTCGGGTCCTTGTAGTGGACCATCTCCGGGATCTCGGATTGGACCTCGATACCCCGGGACTCGACCTGGCTGGCCGACAGCGATTGCACCGAACAGCGGCACCTATACCCATTCGGTGGGTAGTACGTGTCCCAGAAGGGATGATCCGCCGGGTACGTGAGCCCGTGCATGCCCCGGTGGGTCGGGCGTGTTCGGGAGTCATTGACGGCGGTATAGCGCCAGTATGGCCGATCATCGGCCACCCGTTGCATCTGGGCATAGCGGCCGGCCTGATAGGCGGATTGCAGGTTGGTCCGATAGATCGTTTCCAGTCGGACGTCGGTAAACCCGAGTCCGGCCAGGCCCTGGCCGGCCACGCTCTTTTTCCATTGGGCCAGCGTCTGACCCTGGGCAAGGGCATCGCCCAGGGATGCCTGGACCGCGTCGAGCAGATCGCCCTTGGCCAGCCCGGCCACGACAAAGGCCCGGGCCTTGGCCGCATCAGATAAGGTATTCCACTCACTTTTTGTGACCGGCACCTTGTCGGCCCAAAAGGCCATGGCCTCCCGGGGCGGGAGCGGCTTGGACTCGACCAGTGGTTTAGCCACGATCCGGCCCTTTGACGACGGCATAGCGACCGGTCAGATCGGCGGCGAGCAAGCCCGCCTCCAGGGCCGTTTCCAGGTCGCCGCCCAGGTCCGGGCAGGCTTCAGCTAAGAGCAATTCGAGGTCCTCGGGCGTCTCGGCCTTGGCCACCAGGTCCAGGATCTCGCTGGCCATCGTCGTCAAGGCCGCCTTGCCGGCCGGTAGGCTCCGAGCGATCAGATCCTCAACGGCCTGCTGGGCGGCCGTATGCGGCGAGGCTTGGCCGGTCGGCGCGGCAAAGGCCGGAGCGGTGTCGGACTCCCCGGCAGCGCCGGCCTGGTCTGGGTCGTCGGCGTCCGCCACGACCGTAAATTCGTCCGGAGCCAACCCGAACCGGCGCTCGAAATAGACCGGTGTAAACCGCACACCCACGCCGTGGAGCGTGGTGGCCTCCTCGCCCTTGGATTTTTGATCCTCGGGCTTGATAAACTCGAAAACCGGCGTCAGCACGCCCGGCGCCCGTACCTGGCCGTAGGTCCAGGCCAGATCGGTCATGGCCGTCTCGATGAGCGTCTGGTCGGCGGCGGCGTAGTCCGAGAGCACGTCGTAATGCGTCTTGCTGGCGGCAAAACTGCCGTTTTTGCCAACCTGCTGGGTCAGGGTCTGGCCCTGGATGAGCTGGGCAATGGCCGCATCGAACAGGTCGATGATGGCCGGATGCAAGTCCCCCGCCTTGCCCGTGGTCTCGTGGACCGTCACCTTGCCGCCGCCCTTGATGACGGCCACGGCGTCGTGGATCATGCCGCGCAGTGCCGTGGCCATGTCCTGCATTTCGTTCGGCTGGGCAGTGGGCCGTACTTCGCCCACGACCCATGGCTGGCCGAATTTTTCGGCAAAGCGCATGAGGAACTCGGTCCCCGCGCGCTTGAAGGCGACCGGCCAGAGACATCTGGACAAGAGCCGCAAACCGTAGGGATTGTCGTAGGTCGGGAAATGCTGGACCAGGACGAACTTACCGGGTGGCACCGGCGTGGCCGTCACGCCCGTCTCGCCGCGCCAGCACAGGCGGTTTTTCCCGTCGAAGCAAAACCAGCTCCAGGGTTTGGCGATCAGGTCCTGGAGCCGCAGGCCGCCCGAGCCATCCGGTCGCCACAGGATTTCCAGCGGCGTATAGCCATAGTACGGGGCATCGATCACCCCGGAAAAGACGTTGTAGAGGTTGACCCGCTCCAGGTCGGCCACCAGCTCGTCGCACAGCCGCGTGGCCTCGGGCGTGGGCTCGGCGTCCTGGGCATGGCCGGGCGTAAAGTGGTAGTCCCGCTTGTTGAGGGTCTTGATCTTGCGGCCCTGGATGCTCGATGTGACCTTCCAGTCGGCGGACAAATCGGCCAGCACCCGCACGTCCTCGCCGGACTTGCGCAAAACGGGGTCGGGATCGGGCAACGTGCCCAGATAGGTGGTCCAGTCGTCCCGCACGGCCAGCTCGCCGAGCAGGGACGACGAGGCGTCGCCGAACTCCAGAAAATCACGGTCGTTGATCCAGATGCCGTCCGTCATCGCCACCCCCGAAAAAGCGCCGTTGTTTGGTAGGGCACGGCCGTAATGGCCTCGAACGGCTCGGCCTCGATGCACTTGGCGGCAAAGACGGCCAAGGCGGCGGCCACGCCGGCGTCGCCGTGGCGCTTCTCGCCTTTGGCGCCGGTGCGGGCGTCCGGGATCTTGGCCACGCCCTTGACCACCTTGAAGGCACGCAGATCATCCAAAATGGGCGCATCCTTGGGGGCGACAAAGGTCTTGTCCTCGAATGCGGCCTTGAGCTTGGGCATGTGCTCCCGGTACCAGCTCTCGGACAGCATGACCTCCTGGACGATCTCCGGGCCGTATTGCTGCCGGGTCACCTCGGCCAGGTACTGGCCGTTGCCCCGCGCATCGAGGGCCGCCCCGGAAAACCCGGGCAGACGGTCGCAGATGTAGAACAGAGCCTGCCGTTGCTGGTGGAACGGGCACTGGCGCAGTTCCAACACAAACGGCGTGGCCAGGATCAGATTCTGTAATTCGAGCACCGGCCAATCCACGGACAGGTCGCCAGTGCGGCCGAAGTCCTCGCCAAGATATGACCGGGCGTCCTTGGGGAGGCTGGCCAGGATCGGCCCCAGCTCGGCTTCGAGCCAGTCCTGCATCTCGCGTGCGCGCCGGTCTTCGGGCCAGTCCGTGAAATCATCCGCCGGCGGCGACCAGCGCAGCACCGGGATGTTCGCCGACATGCAGGATTCGATCATTTGCCGGGTGAGGTAGGTTCCCGAACCCTGGGACGGGACACAGCAAAGCTCCTCGTTGGCCCCGTCTCCGTAAAAATCGATGAGATCCTGTCGCCACGTGGCCTCGGACTCGGGGGACCAGGTCAAGCCACGCACCTGACAGATGCGGCGGTACAGGCCCTCGCCCAGGGCGTCGTCCAGGGTGACGCGGTGCAGGCTGTAGGGCAGCTTGCCGGCGCGAATGTCGAGGATGTAGTTGTTGAAGGGGTTGGTTTCGCCGTTGTGCGTCGAAATGACTTCCACGCTGCCGCCCCACATGGTCAGGGCGATGGCCGCCTTCAAAAGCTCTTCCAGGTCTTCGCAAAAGGCCGCCTCGTCGATGACGATCCGGCCCTGCTTGGAGCGTAAATTCTTGGGTTTGCTGGACAGAGCCACGACCTGATTCCCCGAGGCGAACCTGACGCGGTAGGCCAGGACGTCCTTCTCGTCCTCCAGGACCACCTCCTCAAAATCCGATGCGGCCAGATTGAATACCTTGGCCCAGAAGCCCACATCCTTGATGTAGGTTTCGGTCATCTCCTTGTTGTAGGAGATATAATAGGTGTTCATGCCGCCGGCGCTCTTTTTGAGGCCGGCCAGGGTGGCGGATTCGGCCGCATCACCATACGAGAGCCCCACGCGGCGGCTTTTTTCGCAGAACTTGACGGGGGTGCGGTCCTGGTTCCAGCGGCCCTGGTACGGCAGGAGCGATGGCACCA